CAATCTGGAGATTTCATAAATTTTGATGGAAGCTCTGGTAAATCAATTTATGGGGAAACGTTCGAAGATGAAAATTTTTTAATTAAACATACAAACGAAGGTTATGTATCAATGGCTAATAGTGGTTCTAATACAAACAATTCCCAATTTTTTATCACATTGTCACCACAACCACATTTAAATGGAAAGCACGTTGTGTTTGGTAGAATTGTTCAGGGTATGTCTTTCATTCATAAAATAGGTAATCAGGCAACTGATATGTCTGATAGACCTATTCAAGATACGATCATTAAAAATTGTGGTATTATTAATTGAAATATTTGTTTCTCAATTTAGACATTTCTAAATCAGATACACGGTTTTTTTGTAAATAACTGAAGTAATTCGTGTTTTTAATCATATTGTCATGAAAATTAATAGAATACATACCACATTCATTAGCACCATACTGGTGTTTTACCTTATTAACGTAAATTTTTAAATTGATGTCAAGTTTTGATGCTTGTTTTTTGAGTTTTGAGAGGTATTTACGCAATTCATCTGGGAGACCATTTCCACACGAATCAAAAAAATATATTTTATTTTTTTTCAAATCCATATAAAGGCTAATCCAATGAATCCCCTCGCCTTCGTAGGTATCAGTATTTAAAACCGCAACAATTTTTGTATAATTTTTTTTAAGTTTTTTAAATGAAAAATTACAAAGGCCCGCAAACTCACATTTCCCTAATAAATTCTCTTTATCAAAATCGATTGTTTGCGGAAAAAACACACGTAAACCTTCATTGCATTTTTCATTCTGTTTTAAAGATTTATAGATATCATCATCAGACAACCATTCCCCGGCTTTGAAAAATTTTGAAGGTTTCTTTTGTTTTTTTGTTTTACACTTTCGATTTTTTTTTGGAATTCTTCGTGATTTTAGCATGAAACTATTCTAATATAACAATATATTTTTTTTCATATAAAAACAAGACGCATTACAATTTTAAGATTTTAAAGAATTTTATGATGAATCAAGATTTTTCGATAGATCACGATAATTACAGTTTCTATGCCGTCACAGTTCAGGCAAGCATTTTCAAAAACCTCATTGAGTCAATTAAGGAAATTTTGCCTGATACCACATTCGAGATTTCAAAAGAAACTCTCAAAGTTCTTTCTATGGACCCAACCCATTCAGCCCTGGTACATCTTTCTCTTGAAAACACAAATTTCGAACAGTATTATTGTGAGTCGACACAAATTCTGGGGATTAATATGATAAATCTATTTAAATTAATCAAAATTATTTCGACAAAGGATGTTCTGACTTTGTTTGTTCTTAAGGATGACCTAAACCATCTCGGCATTAAAATCGAAAATCCTGTAAAAAATTCCGCAACGACATTCAAGCTAAATTTGATGGATCTTGATACTTCATTGCTAAAAATTCCACCAGCTCAGTTTAAAAATATAATTTCCATGAAATCCACAGATTTCCAGAAAACTTGTCGTGATATGTTGAATATTTCTGATGAAATCGAAATCAAAACTGTTGATAATACTTTGATTCTAACAGCACGTGGTAACTTTGCAGACCAGAAAACAATCATTGGTTCTTCGAGTTCGAATGGTTTCCAGTTTACTATTGATGAATCTATTGAAGACAATGACAAGATTATTCAAGGAGTTTTCAATCTGAAATATTTGTCTTTATTTTCAAAATGTTCTTCACTTTCCCCAACGATCAATATCTATCTGAAAAATAATTACCCAATCATCCTCGGGTTTAGGGTGGGGTCTCTTGGAATTGTTCGTCTTTGCCTAGCACCTAAAAATAAGTAAAAATCATATAAAAATATAATATAAAGTAATTATAATGGATGATAAACTTCTCAAAAAATTAAAAAATCCCGATAAAAAGACGTGCTACAGTAAATTGCATCGTGTTATAAACAGTAATAAGGAGACTGATATAATTGTCCCAATATTAAAAAATCCTGATGAATTTATAAAGAAGCTCAAAGTATTTAATGCTCTTAATGACAACTATGCTGAAAGTGATGTAAATATTGATAAAATTATTTTGTTTATCGTTAGTTTGATGAGAGCGAACAAGCTAACTCAACTTCCCTTTTCAAGAAACTTTATCGCAAAAATCGACGAGTACTATTTGAGTTTCTTGAATTTTTCAAAACTATCTGACATTTCAAAAAAAACTTATTTAAAAAAATATGAAAAAGTTAAAAAGGAAATTTATAATGATGAAACATTATCTCTAATTGAAATATTATTTTCACCAAAAGAATTTGAACAAATTGTTAATGAATATGCTAAAAATACGAAGGGACGAGGCTCTTCAACGCTTGGCAACCACTGGGTGCAAAATACATTTTCTCCTTTTGTTGCTCTGTTTAAGCACAACCAACAGTTCGAAAGACGCAACCAAGTGATTTCAAATATATGGTATCAAATGTATAATGACATTTCTAAAAAAATTGAGACAAAATATGATGCAAATAAGCCTACCGAACGCCAGGATCTAAAAATCGACCTTAATAAAGCAAAACAAGTTCTTGACACACTAAAAGACGGTTCAGATGAAAAGCTTCTATTGAGTTTGATAACAACAATGCCACCATTGCGGAGCGATTATGGAAATATTCTCATTGTAAAAACGAAGAAAATTCCATCGAACCTAAAGGATTCTAATTATTATGATGCTCATAATAAAGAAATTATTTTGAACAAGTATAAAACAGCTCATAAGTATGGTACATTGGCTGTTAAGTTAAGTGATGAAGCTCATAAACAACTGATGCTGTCTCTTAAAATGAAACCACGTAAATTTTTATTTACAAATAAAAGAAATCAACCATTCATTGAGCAATATCCCGTTTACTATGAAAAGGAATTTAATTCTTTCGCAAATACACTATTAAGAAATGTTTTCAAAAATGAAAAAATTTCGTTAACATATTTTCGTCATATATTTATATCAGGTTCCGAGGAAAGTCTTAAAAATTTACCTAATTCCGAAAAAAGAAAGATAGCCGTTTTAATGGGTCATTCATTAATGCAACAGAGTAAATACAAGTGGATATAAACACAAAGCAAACATATCATCTGGATTTGTTCTATCATAACTATATTTGTGACTACAAACTCAATTGATCAATTATAAAAGTTTCTGACAAATTAATTTCACGGACTAGACACCACAAACGATTTACTTCTTTTTCATATTCAATATTTTCTTGAAGAAGTTTAGTCCAATCAAAACGAAAGCCGTATGTCCAGGTGTCAGTGTATGGACGTCCTCTATTTTTTGGATAAAACTCTTTATGAAGAGTCAAATTTTTACGAATTTTTCCATCTTTTTCCATCAATTTTGAAGGAATTACATAGAAATAATCTGTGCCTGCTAAATTCAACCAATAAAAATCGTTGTCATTAATACCATATTGTTGATTTTTATCTTTTCCATCAGCTTTCTCTAAAATAAACGAAAACGAATTTTCATTATTATCACAGTGATTCTTTGCCTTTTCTTGAACTTTTACAAATCCATCAATAATGAAATCAACCGCACAGAAATTGATTTCATCCATATCAAAGACTTTCGAAAAAGTTTCTTGGCGTTTACGTATATATTTGATTTCAAGCTGTTTCTCTTTAGTACATAATAATTCAATATCACTGAATGGTTTTTCAAGTTCCTGATACTTCTCGATATATTCATTAATCTTGGCAACAATATCTTCCTTTTTAACATAATAATCTTTATTAACACCATCATTGTATGTTAAAGATGATTTTGGAATATTTGTTGAATAAGGAGGTATTATGAGAAAATCATCAATTTCTGGATTGGCATTATAACAAATAACAATCATATTCTCATAATAGTTAAATCTTTCATATGTGTTCTTAAATTCATTAGGACAATTGTATCGTGGCATATCAAATCGCGGTATGTCTGCTTTTGATGCTTTCATCTGAATAGACATCCATTTGTCTTCTTGTGTTTCTTTTTTACGACCAGCAAGGTCAACAAAATGCCCTTCACGACCAACTTCTTTTAATTCAAGATTTGAATCATTTGTAATTTCTATTAGTCTTTTAATAGATTTTGCTTCTGTACTGAAATTTGACGTTTCAGGATTAGCCTGACGTTCTTTTGCCCTCTCACCTTTATTTTTTTGACGTTCGCTTGCGGATACAGTAGGATTTTTTGCGTAAGCAAACACCATCATTTTTTCATAATTTTCACCGAATTTGAAATGAAAATATAAAATATCAAATCTAAATTGTTTACCATTCAGTCTAGCTTTTTCAGCCTTAATTATTGCGTTGAATTGTTCTTCTGTCTCTTCAATACAATCTTTACCATATTTATCAATGAATTTTGCGTATGTGATACCATGACCCATTTCAAAAATCTCTACCTCTTGAAATATCAACTGCGTCTTATCTTTATATGTTTTTATGTTTTTATTTTTAATCTTCTTTTTTGACTCCTGTAAGAACGTCCTCATACTTTCTTAAAGTCTTTGTGATAATCTTGATAAGGGACTTGAAAACCTTTCCCTCCTTAGACTCGCCGACGAAGGGAATGTCAATAGCCTCATTAAGTTCTTCGACTAAAGTCTGTTGGAATTCCTTTTTCTCCATGAGGTCGAGTAATAGTTTCATAAGTACCTGTCTTGATTCGTCCATTTGTATACTTACAACATATATAAAAATTCACAAAAAAATTCACACATTTTTCATAATAAGGCTAATGTCAGTGTTTTTATCTATTTTGCGAGCAAAAATACAATTCGATTTTTTCAATTTTTCAATATCTTTTTTGTCAATTTTATAAAAGGTCTTTGGATGCCAAAATTCACGCCCTTTTTGAACGTGTTCTCTGATTTTCAGTTTAATTTTTATTTTCTCTCCATTCGTTTTTGAATTGTCAAACATTTTCCATAATTTATCATAATCTTGTGCCCATTTTTTTTGTCCTTTCAAGTTCCAGTCCACATAGGTGACAGGTCGTTTCATTAAACTATTTTTTGAATTTCGTTTTAAAATTGAAAGTACATGCTCGTCTCCACCCCTTATGTGATTCATAGCAAGAAATGCTGCTCGGTTGTCTAATAATGTTTTAGCATCTTTTTTACATAGAGCAAACCAGCCTGAGTGTTTGAAGAAATGCTTTTCTAAAATTCCGACTTTTTCAAAACGTAAATTATTAGGTTTTCCATCAAGATTACTATTCTTAAAGTATCTTTTGGCATCTTTATCCAAATGTGGTTTATCGTAAAATGTTTTACTCGGAAATTTGATTAATTGCTCATATGCATCTTCACCAGACATTAAAGGGACACATGAATCAGAGAGATACACAAAACGAATTGCATCTTTTGATTCCTTATATGCTGTTTCAAGTAAGATATGATACGCATTAATGAGATGTCCCCATTCAGTTCGTATATTTCTTACAACAGTACCATTTAAAAATGAAGAAGTCTTTGAGCCTTTTTCAGCAACGTGAGTGAAAACATCATATTTGTCGTCATTACCTTTCAAAAATTTATCCCAAATCTTAGGCTGCGAATGTTTGTTTTTTGTCAAAAACAATAATGCAACTTTTGGTTTCGCATTCATAATATATTATATTAAGATTATAT